ATAAAAAATCAGGAAATGTATATTATTGTGACTGTTGTAAACAATTAAAAATAGAAAAAACAAATCTTGAAAAATATAATGTTAAACGACCAATTCAAAATAAAGAAATCTACGAAAAATTAAAAAAATCAAATAATGAAAAATTTGGGGTATCAACAAGTACACAAAATATTGATGTTATAAATAAAGTTAAAAAAAGTCAGATCAACAGTTTATTTGAAAAATATGATTTTTTAAACATAAAAGATATTAAATCGGGCAGTTGTACAATAGAATGTGACAAACACCATATTTATGATATTAATTTTTCATTATTAAATTTGAGATTAAAATATAAAACAGTTTTATGTACAATATGTAATCCTATATCATCAACAAAATCTGGTTTGGAAATACAATTGAAAGATTTTATTAGTTCCAATAATTCTAATATAATATATAATAGTCGATCAATAATACCACCTTTAGAATTAGATATTTATATACCAAAATTAAAAATTTCATTTGAATTTAATGGTCTATATTGGCATAATGAATTAAATAAAGAAAAAAACTACCATTTAAACAAAACTGAATTGTGTGAACAAAAAGGAATTCAATTGATTCAGATATACGAAGATACTTGGGTACACAAGCAAGATGTGATCAAATCTATGATATTAAATAAACTAGGAAAAACCGAAAATAAAATATTTGCTAGGAAATGTGAAATAAAAGAAATTGTTGATGGTAAAAATATTAAATCATTTTTAGATACAAACCACATTCAAGGGTTTGTTGGTGCAAAGATAAAAATTGGATTATTTTATAACAACGAAATGGTTAGTTTAATGACTTTCGGTGACAGAAGGGTTGCAATGGGTAAAAAATCAACTAATATTGGTGAATTTGAATTACTTCGTTTTTGCAACAAACTAAATACTAATGTAATTGGTGGTGCTTCTAGGTTGTTTAAATATTTCATAAAGAAGTATAATCCAACAGAAATTACAACATATGCTGATAGAAGTTTTAGTCAAGGTAAACTTTATGAAACCCTTGGATTTGAATATGTTGGTAAAACAGAACCAAATTATTATTACATTGTAGATGGAATTCGATATCATAGATTTAATTTTAGAAAGGATAAATTAATCAAAGATGGATTTGATCCCAATAAAACAGAACATCAAATAATGTTAGATCGAAAAATATATAGAATTTTTGATTCTGGAAATTTAAAATATAAATACATTTCGAATAATTTATAATTAGTAATCATATTATATAAAAACAGAAAGCTGTTTTTTAATATATAATAATATGATTAAAGAAAAAGAATTAAATATTAATATAGTTAGTCGAAATTTAAAATACTACAATGATTTAGGATATGCATGTCACTCAGGTGAAAAAATTTCAATCAATATAACAGATATTCCAAAAAAATCACATATTAAAGTAACTGCTATATGTGATCATTGTGGTAAAGAAACTACAATATCAAATCAAAAATATAATGAAAATTTCGAAAAATATAATTTATATACATGTAAAAAATGTTGTCAAATTAAAATCAAATTAACAAATAATGAAAAATATGGTGTTGATTATCCATTACAAAATGTTAATATTTATAATAAATTAAAAGAAACTAATATTTATAAATATGGTGTTGAAAATGTATTTCAAAATATAGAAATAAAAAATAAAATTAAATCAACGAATATTATTAATTATGACGTTGAATATCCACAACAAAATTTGAAAATATTAAAAAAATCAAATGAAACAAATAATAAAAAATATGGTTGTGATAGACCTGCACAAAATGAATTAATTTATAACAAAATTAAAAATACAAAAAAATTAAAATATGATGATGAATTTTTCAATAATATTAATAAATCAAGAAATACTATTTTTGAAAAATATGGAATAATTAACATATCACAATTATTGACACACAAAGATTTAATTCATAGCTATTTTACGGATAAAATGTTATTAAAATATAATTTTATTAAAGATATTGATTATAATAAACGTGAATATGTATGTGAATGTGATAAAGGTCATATTTATAAAATTAAAACAAAGTTATTTCATAATCGTTTATCGCACAATATTAATACTTGTACTATTTGCTATCCTGAAAATGCATTATCATCAGAAAAAGAAATTCAATTATTAAATTTTATTAAACAACATTACGATGGTTTAATTATTGAAAATGATAGAAAGATATTAAACGGTAGAGAATTAGATATTTATCTACCTGATTTAAATATTGCTTTTGAATATAATGGATTATATTGGCATAGTAATATTTATAAAAATGATAACTATCACTTAAATAAAATGCTAGATTGTTTACATAAAGATATACAATTGATACATATATGGGAAGATGATTGGTTATATAATTCAGATTTAATAAAAGAAAGAATTATAAACGTTTTAAATAACGTTATAAATATAGATCAATTAGAAATTGAACCATTTTATTTAACAGATAAAATACTTGAAACTTATACTATAATAGATATTATAGAACCTATAAAATGGAATATTGTTGGTAATAAAAGAATTCCTTATAATATAGATTCAAATTTACCACATATTTCTGATTGTGGAAAAATAATTTTAAAATATGACAAATGAACCAGTAAAAAAAGAAAAAGTTGAAGAATTTATATTAACAACAGAATTAATAAAAGAAATAGAAGAAAAAGAAAATTTAGGTAAAATCTTAAAAAGATACGAAAGACTTTGGTTTTCAAATTTAAGAGGAATTCGTAAATCAAATTTAACATTTGCTATGACTGATGATGAATGGTTAGAATACATCAAATGTAAAATTAATATTCATTATTTCGCAGAAAATTATTGTCAAATTAAACGTGAAGATGGTACTATCGGACCAATGAAACTTCGTGATTACCAAAAAGACATTATTGATCTATATTCTAAAAATCCGAGAAGTATTTTAATGGCAAGTAGGCAAACTGGAAAATGCAACTATTTCAATATCAAAGTGTTAGTGAAAAAATCTAACGGAATTTCACAAGAATATAGTATCGGAGAATTATATTATGATGAATTAAAGAAAGATAGAACGTTAACTTTTTTGGAAAAATTGAAAATATTTTTATATAAAATATTAAATAAATTAGATTAATTGAATTATTTTCCAATTTGACTAAAAGCGACCAATAAATATTTATATATAAAATAAAAATAAATATTATGGAAAACGAATTAGTAAAATGTGAAATATGTGGATTTGAAGCACAGAGAATTTATGGTCGTCATTTAAAATCACATGGATTAACATCAAAAGAATATAAGAATATGTATCCTGATGCATTATTATATGCAGAATGCGATTATAAAAACACATCTAAAAATAGTGGAAAACATATGAAAACTGAAAAATATAAAAAGATGTTTTCTGAAAAAATAAAAGGTGAAAAAAACCCAAATCATAAATCTAATACAACAATAGAAAAACGACAAGAATGTTCACCTTTTTCTAAAGGATTTAAAAATTACACTGATGATAACGAACGAACAGCGTTTATAAAAAATGTATGTGATAATAAATCATATCAAGTAAGATTAGATTATTGGATAAATAAAGGATATAGTGAAGATGAAGCAAAACAAAAATTAAAAGAAAGACAAACAACATTTACATTAGATATTTGTATTGAAAAATATGGTAAAGAAAAAGGTGAAGAAATATATAAAAATAGACAACAACGTTGGCTAAAATCTTTAATTGAAAATGGAAATTTAAAATGTGGTTATTCTATGATATCACAAGAATTATTTTTTTTATTATTGGATAAATATGAAATTGATAAACGAAATAAAATATATTTTGCAACAAAAAATAAAGAATATTTTATATGTAAAGGTAAAGAAGAATTTTTTCAATATGATTTTGTCGATTTGGAAAATAAAAAAATAATAGAATATAATGGTGATCAATATCACGCAAATCCAAAATTATATGAAGCAACTGATCATCCACACCCATTCAGAAAACAGATAACAGCACAAGAAATTTGGGATAAAGATGAAAGAAAGAAAATTGTTGCGAATGAAGAAGGATTTGATGTATTAACAATTTGGGATTCAGAATACAAAAAGAATAAATATATGATTTTAGATAAATGTTTAAATTTTTTAAAAAAATAAACAAATAAAAAATGAATAAAGAAAATATAGAAAAACTGGAAAAAGAATACATTAAAATGATTTGTGATTATTTTAATGATAATATTTACGTGGAATTAATAGAATTCGTTTTATATAATATAAATTTGTTTGGGATTAAGATTCGTATATATGAAAACACGTATTTATTTGAATATAATGGTACAATTGATGATTTATTAGAAAATTTAGATGAAAAAGTGGAAGAAAAAAAACGGGATTTTGGTAAATGTCCATTTTGTGAAAATGAGAAACTGTATATAGATTGGTATAAATGTGATATATGCGATAATTGCGGATCAAATGTTATTCGGGAAAATTCAAAACCCAATAATTTATTATATTTAATAAAAGAATGTGGTGGTAAGGAAATTATAACGAATGAAAATAAAGATTTTAAAATTTGGTTTATTCCAAAAGAAAATGAGCATATATTGAAAGAATTGGAAAATTCGAATATGGATGAAAAATTTAACGAATATATTAATAATTTAAATTATGATAAATGTTATTTGAGTAATTTTAATTTTGTTAAATTTGAATGTGAAAAATTTAACGATAATGAAAAATTAGAATTGATAAGTAGAGATTATATTTATAGAATAATATTTGATATTGGGCAGATGTTTTGTGAATGGATTACAAAAACATCAGACTATGAATATGAATATGAAATTGAATATGAAATTGATAATCAAATTGATAGTAATAAATATTTTAAAATAAAAAAATATGAAACTATACACGATTGGTTAATGGAATGTTACACAGGAAATTATAAAAATACATATTGTAGTGGGCGTGGTAGAATATATGATACAATGATAGAAGATGTATATGATATATTATCTAAATATACTAATGAAATTCTATTAAAATATTATAATGTTGAATATTATGAAGATATAGTAGAAGATGGTATAGTGGGAGATTTAGAATTTTATATTAACTATAGTTATTTATATGATAATATTTTAAACTATCTAAAAAATGTATCACCATGTCAGTTTTGGAATGAATATAATCACAAATGATAAAAGTCGATTCGATACCTGTTACGAATAAAACATACATTGAATATATAAATATTCATAAAAATGATAGAATTAGTAGGTTTTTAAAAATTTACACATTTGAAAGATTCAATGAAAAAATTGTATTGGAATCATTTGATAAATTATATAAAAACACAAAATATGAAATAAAAACGAATTCCTTTGATAAAAAATTAACTAATTATAAATCAAATGATGGATATCAAATATGGTTTAAAACCGATTCTGAAAATGAATATAGAATAGATTTGATACCTATAAAAAATTTTAACATAAATATAGAATCAGATTTTGTGTGGAGTATATCTTTCACACTGGATAAATATGATATTGATGATATATATTATGAAAGATTAACTAATTTGGGTGAAGAAAAAGAAGTTTTGATTAGAATTGGTGATATATTGAATACAGTTGATATTATTAAATATTTTGTTATTGGTAACACTTTATTAGAAAAAAAAATACGAATATATAAACAATTATTATTATTCGTTTTTCCAAATTATAATATAGAAATGTCTTATTGCGAAGGATTTATTGATAATAAAGGATTATATATTTGGAAATAAACATAAATTGAATATTAAATCACCAGAATCATAAATTTTGAATATTTTTCTATCTAACATAATTTGATGTTCAGTTTTATTTGGATCGAAACCTTGTTTTATCAATATATCTTTTCTGAAATTGAATCTATTTTGTTTAATACCATCAACCACATAATAATAGTTTGGTGTTGTTTTGCCAATAAACTTAAAATTTAATGTTTCATATAATTTACCTTGACTTGTTGATCTATCAGCATATGCAATTATTTTTGTTGGGTTATAATTATTTATGAAATATTTGAATAATCTTGATGCACCACCAGCAATATTGATATTTAACTTGTTACAAAAACGAAGTAATTCATATTCATCACCGCTTGTCATAGCAACCCTACGATTACCAAAAACCATTAAACTAACTAATTCATTATTATAAAATAAACCCACTTTAATTTTTGATCCAATAAAACCTTGTATATGATTTTCATCGAGAAATGATCTAACTAAGCTATTATCATCTATTTGTCTTATTTCACATATTCTAGCAAATATTTTATTTTCAGTTTTACCAAGTTTATTTAAGATTATTGATTTGACAATATTTTGCTTATGTAACCAATCATCTTCATAAATATGTATTAGTTGTATTCCTTTTTCTTCACATAATTCTGTTTTATTTAAATGGTAATTATTTGGTTTATATATTTCATTATGCCAATAAATACCGTTAAATTCAAATGCTATTTTTAAGTCTGGTAAAAATATATCCAATTCATAAGGTGATATTATATTTCTAGAATTTTGAACAATAACATCATTGTAGTTATCTTGAATAAATTTACAAATTATATTTTCTTTATCAGAATATGCAAATCCTATAGGATTACATATAGTACATAATGTCGTGTTGGTTTTTATTCTATTGTAAAATATTGTTTTTGGAATTTCAAATATATGATTTTTTTCACAATTACATATATAAGTATATTTTTCATAATCAACATCTATCAAATTGTATGATTTATAATTATTAATCAATTTGTTTTTTCTAGAATTATATATTTTTTTTCTAATTTCGTCAACATTAAATACACTATCGTTATTATATTTTTCGATACAAGTTTTTTTGTTTTGTTCCATATTGTTATAATTTTCATCACCATAAATTTTCAATTTTGTTTTTTTATTTTGTTCCATATTGTTATAATTTTCATCACCATAAATTTTCAATTTTGTTTTTTTGATTTTATGCTTAAATTCATCTAATTTATTATAATGTCCACCATATTTTTCAATACAAGTTTTTTTATTTTGTTCCATATTATTATAATTTTCATCACCATAATTTTCTAATTTTGTTTTTTTGGATTTTATATTTTTGCATTTATTACAATAATATATTCCATATTTTTTAAGATTATTATTATACAATCTATATTCCATATGTTTGTCACAATTACAATTATCACATTGTACATTTATTTTACATATACTACCCAAATGTAAATCTGATATATTAACTGTAATATTATCACCAAGTTTAGCATCATAATTTTTAGACTTATAATAAGTTATGTTTCTGACTGTAATAGTTATATCTATATTTTTATCAATAATCATAATATTTTATTATATATAAATATAATAATGTTCAAAATGTAAAATGACTATCATATTTTTGGAAGAATGTATTTTAATATATAATTTAAATTTGTTGAAAAAACTGAACCAAATTATTACTATAATAAATGGAAATCCAAGTTAAAAAAATGGAAATCCAAGTTAAAAAAAAATCAAACACGATTGATGTTAGATAAAATTTACAGAATATGATTCTGGAAATTTAAAATATAAATTACAACTATGTTAAAAAACTATTTAAAAAATATAATATACTTTTTAATTCAATTAATAGAAAAATATGAATTTAGATATTTTAGTCCGAATGAAGATGATGTAATGAAAAAATTTGCAAATACTTTATTTTTAGAAAATGAAATATTTGTTGAAACTGATTATGGATTTGTTCCTGTTACTGAAATAAATATAACACAACCATTTCAACGTTATAGATTAGAATTAGAAAATGGTATATGGTTTGAAGGTGCTGATACACATATGATTTTTTGCAAAGATCATATTCAAAAAATGTTAATAGATTTAACAACCGATGATTTTGTTTTAACTAAATTTGGATTAAGTAAAGTTAAATCTGTAAAGAAAATGTATGGTAAAGTAAGTATGTTTGATTTATCTATCAACACACCCGAAATGAGCTATTATACAAATGATATTTTATCACACAATACAGTTTCCGCAGCCATCGTTATTCTACATTTTGTATTGTTTAATGATGATAAAGGTTGTATGATCGTTGCTAATAAAGGTAAAACAGTAAAAGAAATTATTAGAAAAATCAAAGATATTTATAAATTATTACCATTTTTCTTGAAAAAAGGTGTTGTGAACTGGAATGAAACACAAATAGCATTTGAAAACAATTCACGTATTCAAACCGAAAATAGAACAAAAGATCCATCAATTGGATTTACTATTGACCTCCTATACTTGGATGAATTTGCGCATATACCAGATAATTTTATACGAGAATATTATGGTGCAATTGTTCCTGTTGTATCGTCTATTAATAATTCTAAAATCATAATAACATCGACACCTTTGGGATATAATATGTTTTGGGAATTATTGACCGCAGCAGAATTGCCAGATGATGATCCAAATAAAAGTCCATATAAAGCTATGCGAGTTTATTGGAATCAAGTACCTGGTCGTGAAGATACTAATATAAAAATAATAGAAGAAAAATTAAAAAAATTTGGTATATCAAAATCTCAAGTATTAAAGGATATACGGGAAAAATACAATATAACATTATATAAAAAGCACGTAAATGATGATATTATTGATTGTGTCAAATATGATTGTAATGATGAAAAAACTTATATTGATAATATAAGAAAAATTAGAATAAACGGTATTCCTTTACCAGAATTAGCTGTTGTCAACAATTGGAAAGAAGAAGAAACTAAACTTATAGGTTCACCTGAATTATTTGATCAAGAATATGGTTTAAATTTTGTTAGTGGGAATAAAATTTTATTTGGAAAAGAAATAATTGATCAATTAAAAAGCCAACAAACATCATTTGATTATATGGAACTTCCTGCTTTTGGAAAATTACCATTTCCATATGATTCAATGAAGTGGATAAAAAATATAAATCTTTTTAATCCACTTAAAGTAAAAGACTATTATATCTTAATATCATTAGATTTAGCGGAAGGTTTAGCAAAAGATTATTCTGTTATAAATGTATTTAGATTAATGTTAAGGGATAAAGAAGAAATAGAAAAATATAAATATGAAAATTTATATGATTTATTTAAATTAGAACAAATTGGATTATATAGAAGTAATGTTTATTCTATTCGAGAAATTGCACACATTTTATATTGTATTTGTTTTGAATTATTTGATTCTGAAAAAGTTAAAGTTAATCTTGAATATAATATGTTTGGTGGTGAATTGTTAACACAATTACCACATGTATTTAATGATGAAAATCAATATTCGAATCACATATTTTTAAGATATAAACACAATAGGGAAGATACTGGTGCAAGAATAGGATTGAAATTGAATAAAGATAAGCATTTGATTATTGATAAAGAATTTCAACAAGCTATAAAACAACGAAAAATGATATTACATAATGAAATAAATATAAAAGAAATTACAACTTTTGCTAAACACGAAACAGCAGCAGGTAATGTTACATATAAAGCTGAAAGTGGAAATGATGATGTTGTAATGAGTACTATTACGTTATCATGTTGTTATGATAATGTTGGTTATAAAAATCTTATTGATTTATATGTTAATTGTAATTTACAAGGTGATGTTTTACGATACATAGAATCAATTACGAATAAAGTTAATACATCTGATATGATTGGTGCATATTCAAGAATATATAGAAGACGACCAGAAATGTATAATACTAGATATCCTAGATAAATTATTATTTAATAAAAAATTATATAAAATTTAATCATATTGTTCCTGAAAATATGCTAATTTATGTAATTTTTTAATAAATAGTTGTCCTTGTTTACGTATATAAGCTTCTACTTTTTTAAGATTTTTTTTATCAATATTATTTAATATATAATTTTTTTCGTTTTTTTTCAATTCATCAAAATTAAAAGAAAAATTAACCATTTGTTTATAATATATTAATGGGTGTTTATTTTCTTCTTCTTTTATAGTATTTAATAAATTTTTTGATGTTTTTACTTTATTATAAAATACTTGAAATATAGCTGACAATTCATCATCATTTGCCAAATAACAATATATCAAAAATTTTCTATATACTGAATCATCATATTGTTTTAACATAAATTCATCTATGGAACATAATTCTCCATTATTATTTTTTTTAATGTCATCAACCAATAATTGTGTAAAATAATCACCATCAAAAAACCTTTTTGTATCATTCAATAAATTTTTACTTTTAAATGCTGAATCTATCATATGTTTAATTTCATGTATTAATCTATTTTTAATAATATAATAATTATTATCATTTGTACCTAAATAAATACTAATATTATTATTTAATGAAAATATAATCACACTAGCATGTTTTTTATCAGGATTAATATAAATAGTTAGTGTTTTAACTTTTTCTATTTTTGTATTAAAAGAAATAATAGATAGATTAAAATCTGATATATCAACTATTACTTCATCTTCATTATTTTCAATCGCATATTTAACACTATCCCATATTCTGTCAGCTATATCAAATGTGATTTGACTAATACCCATCATAAAAAATTATTAATTTTTAAATATATATATTAATTTGATAATCTAAAAGAAAATTTAATTTTTCACTTTTTTTGAAAATTAAAAACAATTAATTTGACTTTAATTTTTCACTTTTTTTGAAAATTAAGGTTTAAAAATTTGAAAATTAAAAAACAATATATAATAAGGTTTAAAAATTTGTTTAAAAATTTGAAAATTAAAAAACAATATATAATAAGGTTTAAAAATTTGTTTAAAAATTTGAAAATTAAAAACAATATATATGAATAAAAAAAAATAATATATGAATAAAATAAAAAATTATAATGATTTTTCTAGCACATTAGAAAAAGTG